GAAGCCGAGCGTGTTGACCAGGTGGTTGAGCTGCGGCTTCGCGCAGAAGCCGTCCATGCGAACCGCGGGGATCTCCCGGCCGTCGGCGCGCACGATCTTGTTGTCGAGGGTGATGATCATGTCACTCGACCGGGAGGTTGAGGTCGACGAGGGCGAGGCCCCCGATGGCGGCCGTGGTGAGGTAGCGCGCGCCGTTCAGAAGCGCGGCCGTGGTGGAGTCGGCGCTCGATCGAAACGCGCCCTTCTGCGCGAACGAGCCGGTGGCGTAGCGCACATAGACGTCGTCGCCGGGGGCGACAGCCTCCTCGACGGTGACCCACACCTGACCGCGGTACACGAGCTCGACGGAGTCGCCGATCTGGTACGTGGTGTCGGCGGTGCCGCCGGGGGGGAAGTTGGGATCACGCGAGACGGAGTCGCGCGAGACGCCCATCACCAGGAGCCCGGTCGTGATGTCCGTCGAGGCCGTGGGGAGCTTCGCCGTCTCGTCGCGAGAGCCCTGCACACAGAAGAGGCCGTTGTTGATCGCGACGGCCGCCATGCGGGTGTTGGCGTCGTAGCGGCCCCGGACCATGCCGGGGATCGCAGCGGGGAGGTTGGCGAGAACCGAAGTCTGCTTTGCCATGATCAGGGAGCCTTCTTCCCGCTCACGGCGGGTCGCTGCGACCACGACCGCAGCGCGGCCTGCTGGTCTTCGATGGGGTTGAGCGGAGCGGCCTCGCCGTCGGCGCGTGCGACCTCTTCGGCCTGCGTGGCGTTCGGCACGAGCACGTCGGCGACCTTGCGGCCACCGTCAGCGCGCTTCGCGGCGCGGGCGCGCGCGGGCTCGACGATGCCCGCGAACACACCCGCGACGCCGTCGTCGGAGAGCCCGTCGAGCTTCATCGTGGGCATCGCGGCGGCGATGGCGGCCGCGTGGATCTCGCGGGGCTTGAGCAGCCCGTCGAGCTTCACGGCGGGGGCCACGAGGCGCGCGCCTTCGCGGGCGCTGTCGAGCTTCGCGAGGCGCTTCGAGACGATCGAGTCGGCGACGGCTTCGGGCACGTCGGCCTCGGCCACCTCGGCGGACTCGGCGGCCTTGAGCACCGCGAGCTGCTTCGCCATGTCGGCGACCATCTGCTCGAGCGCGCCGATCATCTTGGTGTGCTTCGCCTCCATCTCGGCGTAGGCCGCGTCGGCGTCCTTCTTCGAGATCATCATCTCGTCGGCGTCGACCTTCGGGGCGTCGGCCTTCTTCATGTCTTCGGGCTGCGGCTCGTCGCCGTCACGCCGCTTCGTCGTCGCCATCGTGGCGTCTCCATCGGCCACGCGGGCCGCGTTTGCGAGCGCGGGTGATCCGCGGCCCGTCGGTGAATCTGTCGAGTCGAGCCGTGCGACGGGCGCGTCGAAGCGCGCGGCCACCTGCTGTGCGCCGTCGAGGCGCAGCGACACGTCGGTGCCCGCGCGCCCCCAGCCCTTCGGGCCGATGCCCAGGTGGTTGTAGACGCGGTTGCGCTGCACGCGCTGGTAGGGCGCGCCGTCGTGGACACCGGGCGTCTCGTCGAGCTCGCAGGTGTAGCCGCACGATACGTCGCCGCGCTCACCCGCCTGCACGAGCGCGATCTCCGCGGCGTCGGTGACGTACACCGTGCTCGCGAGGTAGTCGCCGTCGCGTCGCACGTCGTCGCCCACGTGGCCCACCTGCACGCCCTTGCGCGTGACGGGCGTCACCTGCTGCGCGGGGTGCAGATCGGCGACGGCCATGCCGCGCGCGGTCGCCATCGAGTCGGCGGCGAAGAGCGTTTCGGGCGGCACGAGCTCGCCCCACGTGTTGCCCTCGCCGTCCTGGTACGTGAGCACGCCGACGCGGGCGAGACGCGCCGGGACGCGCAGGGCGCCCGAGGGCGTCACCTCGACGGCGTCGAGCCGGTGCGTGTCGTAGCGGGTCGCGCGTGCCACGCACGGAGGGTGCGAGCGATGGGGCGCGGGGCGCTAGATCATGATGGCACGGTCGCGCGGACGGGGGAGGGCTACCCGGTGATCACCAGCGCGTCGTCGCCATCATCGCCCGCGGCTGTCACGAAGCGGAACGGCCTCACGCGCTCACCCTCGAACTCCACCTCGAAGTCCGCGAGGCGGTCAGCGGGCACCTTCGAGAGCCGAACGGGCTTGTCGTCGAGGAATCCTTCGGGGGCGTCAGCTACGTCGGTCATTCGATCTCCTCGAGGTCGAGCAGCAGTTTCTGCTTTGAGATTCGTTGGCGCCCGACGATCTTGAACTTCGCGCCGGGCGGAAACAGCACCTCAGCCTCGTTCGCGAACGAGTGCTCGCGCGAGAGGATAGCCCCTGTGCGGTGCTTTCGGATGCGGTACACCACCGAGGGCGTAGGCGCAGCGCCGCCGCTGAAACTCATTGCCACCGCGGGGTTTCGCGACGTCGACAGGAACGCGGGAGACTCAAACGTCTCGGCTTTTGCGAGCGCGTCGAGCGCCTTCTCGTTCTCGAACTTCGCGCCGCGGAACAGCACCATCTCCTCTGGCGCGAGCGGCGCCGCGGCGAGGGCCTCTTTGACGCCTGCGATCGTGTCGGGAATCGCGTCGATCTCGTCTTGCGTGAACTTCTTCGTGAGCGCCTTCGTGTCGCCGCGCATGAAGAGGTTGATCCGCTCGTAGTGGTGCGCCGTGTACCGCTTCAGCGCACGGACGCTGTCCTCTGGGATCGCCGCGAAGGCATCGCGCGTGGAGTCGGCGACGTGCTGCGCGAAGTCCGGGTCGCCGATGCGGTTCTCTGGGTAGTTGCGCCGCACGCGCGTGTGGAGCGTCATCGGGATGCCCTCGACCTCTTCCTTGATGGGTAGCGCCGAGAACGACCGGGCCGTGTCCTTCGGGAGTAGGTCGCCGCTGCGCTTCTTCGTCGCCAGATCATCTTCGCTCGGCGGCGGCGGAGGTCCGTTGAACACAACGCGGCGCGTCGGCTTCCCCGGCTCGACAGCCACGGGGTCGGGCGTTGCGGCTGCGATCGGAGGCTCCGGCGCGGCGGGCGGCGCAGCCTCGGGCGCGGCCGATGCGGGAGTCTCCGTCGCGGCGGCGGGCGTCGGAAGCGGGGGCGGCTTCGGCGGCTCTACGTCGACCGGCGCGGGCGGGAGCGAGGGCGTCGCGGGCTCTGCTGCCGTAGAAGGCAGGGGCGGGGCCTTCTTAGGCTGCGGCACCTTGGCAGCGGGCGCGCGCGGCCGCTTCGGCGGGGCCGCGGGCTTCGCCGTCGCCTTCGGGGCCGCGAACGACGGCGGCGGGATCGTCGAGGCCTTCGGCGGCGGAAGCGCCAGCTCGGGCGTCGAGGGCGGCCCCACCGGCAACGGTTCCGGCTCGATCGCGACGAGCGGCACCTTCGGCGGCGGCGGGATCGCGAACACGGGCGCGGGCTCTGCGGCGGCCACAGCGGGCGGCGGGAGCGTCTTCGCAGCCGACGGCACATCGACAGCGGGTGCGCGCGGCGGGGCCGGTGGTGCGGGTTGGCGCGGTGGCTCTGGCGCGGCAGCGGGGCGCGGCGGGAGCTTGAACGCGCGCGGGGGTGCGGCGGCCGATACGACGGGCGGCGGTGCCTCGGCCACGGGCGCGGCCGTGGGCCGCTGCGGCGGGACCGGCGCGGGCTGCTTCAACGCCAGCGCGTCGAGGTCAATGATCGGGTCCGCGGTGCATCGGCACTGGAAGTCCCGGCCGGCGTGCTCGCGGCGCCCGGTGCGCTTGTCGACGATGGGCGGCTCCGCGTAGCTGATGCGCTGGCCGTCGAGCTCGCGGTGCCGCTCGCGCACGCGCTCGTCTTTCGACGTGCGCCACACGTACTCCGTCACGCCGAGGTCTTTGTGACGGGCCTCGGCCACGTCGCCGTTGAGCGAGAGCACCTGGTCGCGCGCGATGAGGGCCGCCCGGCTCTTCGACGCCCCCGTGGCCTCGCGGATGTCGCGCATGATGTTCTCGACACGCTCTCCGCTCCCGGCCCCCATGAGCACATCACGCACGCGCTCGACGTGAGAGGCGCACAGGCTCTTGATGAGCTTCGTGTTCTCCGCGCGGAACACGCGCGCGAGTTCGTCGAGGTTCGGGTCGCTGGTGAGGTCGATCCCGAGCGACGCCTTGACCTGCCGCGACCACTGCTCGCGCGAGAAGCGGTACACGCTCGCGCCCACGCCCTCGATGGTCGCGATCGTCTTGCGGTCGCCGACGATCTTCTCCGCGAGCCGCCGGAGCCGCGCCTCTACGCGCTGCGCGGCGCCGGGCTGCAACGGCGCGTCGCCGTCGGCCGCGTCGACGCGCACGCCCTCGTCGCGCAGGGCCGCGAGCGTCTCGGAGTGCAGCGCGTTGACCACGCCCGAGAGCCGCGACACGTAGCCCGCCATGATCGCGCGGGGCTCCTCGGCGGGGGGCGCGGGGCGCGGGGCGCGCCGTCGTGCGGAGGCTGCGACGGTGGCCTTGCGGCGTGCGAGGGTGGAGGCGGGGGGCACCGCGCTACTCCGCGTCGTCGACGGCGTCCATCTGGCGCACGACCTTGCGCGCCCACGCGTAGCCCGCGTCGCCGCCCCAGCCGTGCCACGCCTGCCAGCCCTTGCCCTGCTCGTCCCAGGTGTCGCCGCCCTTGTCGACCTCGTGGCGCGCGAACCACCCGAGCATCTCGCGCACGGTCTCGGGCGAGAGGGTCTTGCCGTTCGACAGGTCGCGCGCGCGGGCGAGGCCTGTAGGCTCCATCCCGCGTTGGCTCGGCGGCTTCTCGGCGCGCACCTCGAGGGCGCGGGCCGCGGCTTCCTGCGCGCCCTTCGGCGGCGTGAAGTCGATGTGACCGTAGCGCCCTTCGCCATCGGCCTTCTCGGGCAGCTCGGGCGACACGGGCGCGTCGTCGGCGCCGGTCGGTGCGGGGTCGTCGGGGGTCGCCGTCGCGTCGGCCTCGATCATCGCCTGCCGGTGCTCGAGGTCGATCGAGGTGTCCGTCGAGTAGCCCTCTTTGCGGAAGCGCGAGACGGCCACCTCTTCGGGCGTCAGCACCTGCGCGGTGATGTACGCCGTGTCGATCGTGGCCTGCTTCGCGCGAATGTCTGCCTCTTCGACCGGCGTAGGCTGCCACAGCGACGGGAGCACCACGCGCCAGCCCTCGGGCTCGACGCCGCGCGTGGGGCCCTCGCGGGAGATCAGCACCAGGCGCACAATCCGGTCGAGGCGCGCGCGCAGCACGTGCTCGCGCTCCGACGCGAGGGCGTCGTACCAGTTGCGGATGTCGGAGTCGCCCGTCGCGTTGAGGCCCGCGGGGGCCTGCCCCATGAGCACCGTGACGGGGATCTTCGACACACTCGCCACCATGTTGACCATGCGGTCCATGATGTCGGCGACGCCGCCGAGGGAGCCCGCGTCCGAGCGCGAGTAGTCTTCCCCGTCGGCGTCGAGGAGCATCGCGCGCGCGACCGAGATGCTCTGATTCATAAGCCATAGCCTCTTCTTCACGAGGTCGTCGGAGTCCGACGCCATCATGTCCATGAGGCCCTTCATTTTGATGACGCCCTGCGAGGCCTGCTGCACCAGCTCGCCCGACGCCGCGAATGCGCCGCGGAGCTGCATGACCTCCTGGTAGCAGCGCTGGAGCACTGAGTCGCCCCACCCGTTGAGCGTGAGCCGTCGGCGGCGCGTGGGCGTCGGCCCCTCGAAGCGCACGAGGCGGGTGTGGTGCACCGTGAGGGTCTGCGACCGCGTGCCACCCATGCGGGTGAGCGAGTAGAGCACCGGCTGCCCGAAGCGCGGGGAGTCGAAGTCGCTCTCCCACGTCAGCGGGTAGAGGTCGCGGCGGTCGATGTCGGCGAGCCACAGCACGCGCCGCAACTGCGACTCGTCGAGGGGCTCCTCGGGCGCGCATCCGTCGTCGGCGCCGATGAGCAGCGCCCCGCCGCCGAAGAGGCGCCCCCACGTCCACGCGCGGCGCACGAACTCGACCACGTGGAGATCGTCGATGGCGGCGAGGAGCGCTGTCTCCTGCTCGCTCTCGCCCGTCGAGACGGTGAAGCCCTGCCGCAGCGCGTGCTCGGGGACAGCGTCGACGACGCGAGCGCACACCCCATCGAAGTTGTAGAGGTTCTCGAGATCGCCGAGGCCGAGATACTCGCCCTCCATCACGCCGAAGCGCATGGACGCGCGGCCGTTCTGCGCGCCTACGCCGGTGGTCTGGTTGAACCATCCGTCGAAGCGTCGCGCGATGGCGCTCTTGAGTCTGTCGGTGAATGCCACAGGGCGGCTCCGCGGGGCGCGGGCGCCCTCAGCTCAGGGTGTGCGTGTGCGACGGGCCGGTGTGCGTGTGCGAGGCGACGGAGCCCGCGGGCGTCGGGGCGCGCAGGATCTTGTAGCCCTCGGCGGCGGTCGCAGGAGCCTCGCCGTAGACCGTGAGCACCGCGGGGGCGCCGGTCACGGCCGTGTTGCTCACGATGAGGCAGGGCGCCTTGGTGGCGGTGATGAGCCACATCCCGGCGCACTGGTTGAGCGTCATGGTCTGGTTGTCGCTCGTGGTCACGACCTGCCCCGCCGTGGCGTAGCCGGTGCCCGTGAACGCGTCGGCCGTGGCGCTCGTGGCAGCGGTGCCAGTGAACGAGGGCGCCGACGCGCCCGATGCTCCGGTGCCTGCCGCGTCGGCTGAAGTCGGCGATCCCGGCTCGCCCTTCGATCCACCTCGGGCGCCCATCAGCGCACCTTCGTGATGCGCAGGGTGCCCGTGGCCGACGAGGCGACCATGATGCCGTGCAGCGCGGCGGCCGTGCGCACGAAGAGGGTGTACGTCACCCCGGGGAGCATCGCGAAGCCCGCGATGGCGGCGGCGCCGTTCGTGGGCACCACCGCGGCGGCGCCGAGGCAGCACTGCGCGCCCGCCGTCGAAGACGCCACGAGCGTGATCTGATAGCCGCCGACAGCGAGGTCGATGCTCGAGCTGGCGTCGGTCAGGTTCTTCAGCAGCGACGTGCTCTCGGCCGAGAAGGGCCACGCGTCGAGAATCGTCGGTTCGATGGGGAGCGCCATATGCCCGTGAGGGTGCGTGCGCGCGGGCGAGATGCGCTAGGTAGTGGTGGCACGGTCGCGCGGACGCTCGCACGAGGCGGCAGGCGCGTTGATCTCGCGGCGTCGGCAGTCGCACGCGTCGCCGTCACGCGTGAAGTCGGGCCGCCGAGCGCCGCAGCGGCCACACCGCACGGATCGCTGCTCCATCGTCTCCATCGTCGTCACCCTTTCTTCGTCTGCGCGTCTACCGCTGCCCTCAGCTTCGCCGCGAACCCACCCGAGGCGTGCGCCAGGTGTTGCGTGAGCGCGTCGACGGCGTCGTCGTGGTCAGCCTTCGGGAACGTCACAAGATACCACTCCAGCGAGTCGCGCGCGGCCTCGGGCGCGTCGAGCGGGACCGCGCCGCGCATCCAGGGCGCACCCTTGCGCCCGTCTTCATACTCCGCGCGGTCGGGGTGGGGAAAGAACACGTTGCCCGCCGCGAAGAGAGGCTCGACGGAAGCCGCGCGCGCCTCCTTGCCGCCCAACGGCTCGACGGGCTCGAGGCCGTTCACGACGGAGCGCAGCGAGTCGAGCACGGCGGGGCCGTTTGCCTTGTCCTCGACGCGCTTCTTGAGCGCCCTTGGGTAGCGCTTCGACAGCGCCTTGATGGCCTCGCAGGTGTCGTTGAAGCCCATGCGCCGCAGCACCATGTCCACGAGGTAGTGGTTCGCGCCGTGGTCGTACCAGACCTGGCCGCACACGTAGTCGCTCGAATCCTTGCCCTTGAACGCGAGGTCCCACGACTGCGCCCACGTGCCACCCGGGGGGAGCGTGACCCAATACTGTCGCAGCCACTCGCGACGGAACACGCTGCCTCCCGCGGGGTTCGGCCGCTGCCCCATCTGCGCCGCCGTCTTCGTGGGCCCGAGCTTCGTCTCGATCTTCGCGAGTTCCTCCTCGGGCACGCGATCGGGCACAAGCAGATCGCCACCGCTGCGGGGGTCACGCGGCCATCGGTGCGGGTGCGTGGCGTCGTGGCGCATCGGGAGACATAGCATCGTCGCCCCGGCGCGCTCGAACTCTCGCGTAAGGTCGCGCTCGTGGAGGCGCTGCATGATGAGCACCCTCGCGCTGGTCTTGTGGTCGCGGAACCGCGTCGACATGGTGCCACCCCACCACTCCGAGCACGCATCGAGCTCGGTCGACGTGGCGACGCCCTGCGGGTCAATAGGGTCGTCGACGAGAGCCGTGTCGCAGTGCTGCCCCGTCACGCTCCCGCGCGTCGTGGTCGAGTACCGCATCCCGCCCGCCGTCGTGTAGTACGAGCTCACGGCCTTCGACGCGCTGGCGTCGGTGGGGAGCTTGACCTTCGGCCAGCGCGCCGCGAACCAGTCGCCCGTGACGAGCGTGCGGGCTTTTCGCGCGTCGCGCAGCACCACCTCGTCGGAGTAGCTCGCGACGATCCATCGGTGCGACGGGTCGAGCGTCCACACCCACGCGGGCCACAGCACCGACGCGATGAGGCTCTTCGAGCACCCGGGCGGGACGTTGATGACGAGGTCGCGGATCTCGCGGCGGGTGACGGCCTCGAGGTGCTCGCAGATCGCGTCGAGATGCCAGCCCCACGAGAGACGCTGCGGTTCCACCTGGGCCCATGCGAGTTTGACGAACTCGCGCAGCCCGCCGGCGGCGACGTCGTCCCGGTCGAGGGCGGCCAGCATCTTCGCGGACGGCGCGCTCATGCGTGGCCCACCGACGGACCGCTCTCGGCCTTCGTGAGCAGCGCCCGAAGCTGCGCGCGCTCCTCCGGGGAGAGCGCCGAGAAGTCGTGCTCGACGTCCGCCGTCTCGACGCGCTCCGTGCGGGGGACGCCGACGCGATCGAGAAGCATCGCGGCAGCGCGGAGCTGGTCGGCGGGGTCGGGGGAGTCGAGCGCGCCAACCACCGCGCGGGCGGCGTCGGGCGCCGCGTCGCGGAGGATGCGCCGGGCCTCGTCGACAGAATCGGCGACGGCCTGCGCCCGCATCGCGCGAGCGCTCTCGATGATCGGTGTCGACGCGGGGTTGTCGCGCCAGCGACGCACCGTGCGCTCGTGCACGCCGAGCCGCCGCGACACCTCGGACGCCGTCAGCCCTTCCCCGAGCAGCCGCGCTGCCTCGGTGCGCGGGTCGTCTCCGCGCCGTACGGTCGGCTTTCGCGGTCTATCGCGGGCGCTCACTTCGCCGCCCTCCCCTTCGCGAGCGCCCGCTCCATCGCCTCGCGCGCCGCGGGCTTCACCTTCGCCATGAGCGCGTCGAGCCGCTCAGGCGTCGCCGCCGACAGCCGCGCCGCGAGCTGCCGCAGTCCGCGGTCGGCGTTGGCGTTGGCGCGACCGTCGGGGCCGATGGGGAGCCCGGCAGCGCCGAGCTTGAGGTAGCAGGCCCGGCAGCACTCGCGCCGGAACTTCGGGTCGTGGTCACACATCGCGGGTCTCCTCGTGGTCAGAATCCATGGGCTTTCTCCATCGGGACGGTGGGCGCGACGAACCGCAGCGGAGCGCGCTGGGCGGTCGCAGGGGGCGCGGGAGGCGTCGGGGTGGGGTCGCTGGCCGTCGCAGGGGTCGCGAGGGCGCTGGCGAGGCGTTGGCGGGCTTCGGCGGGCATCGGGCGGGCGCCGTTGGCCCAGTGGTAGGCCGTGGGGCGGCTGACACCGAGCAGCGCGGCGACGGCGACGGCACCCCCGGCGGCGGCGATCAGGGCCGTAGGGGGTGTGTTTTCGCTGAAACCGCTTGCGGGAAGGGTGTCACGTACAGGCTCAGGTGTCCCCGTAATACTCTTAGACGGGGTTACCTGAGCCTGCGTGTGACTGCCTTCTGCGAAGGGCTTTTCGCTCGAATCGGTCACTTTTCGGCCGTCGGACGCAGAAACGCGCCTCGCGGTGATGTCGGCCACCCCCGCCGCCACCGATCCGAGGCGCGCCGACCCGTACACGCGCACCGCGTCGAGCACGGCCGAGGCGTCGATCACGTCGGATGGCCCGCGGGGGATCTCGAGCACCTCGGCGCGGGCGTCCCACGACGCCGGTACGACGGTGCCCACGTGGACGTGCAGCGCGGGCGCCGTACGCCACGGCGCGCGCAGTCTGCCGGCCACCTGGGACACCTCGGCGGCCGTGGCGCGCCGGTACACCTCGGCGTGGTCGTCGGCCAGGCCGAGCACGGCGGCGATGGCGCGGGAGCTCCCGACGTTGGGGCGCGGGTCGCCGACCGACACCAGCGCGTCGCAGGTGCTCCAGTCGTTGCGCCCCCTCGCGTGGCCGTAGTGCCCCACCACGAGCTCGACGCCGCGGGCCCGTGCGTCGGCCACGATGGCGCGCGCCGTCGGGTCGGCGCCGTCGACGCCGCGCACGGCCGCGTCGAGCACGTCGGCGAGCGGTTTCCAAGAGAACAGCCCGACCCGCGTGCAGCCCGCGTCGGCCACCTGGGCGAGCGCCGCGCGCACGTACCGCTCGAGGCCCTCAGCCCACAGCACGCGCCCGCCGTCGAGCGCCGTCTTGCGGGTCGCGTCGGCCCAATACAGCACCCGGCGCGTGACGGGTGCGCCGTCGGCCACGCGGACGTCGGTGACGTGCGAGTCGGGGAGGTAGCCGGTGTGCGCCGCCAGCGCGCGCACCACCGCGACGTCGGCCGTCGCGTCGAGGAGCACCGTGGGGCCGCCGCGCTGCATCGCCGCCGCCACCGCGGGCGAGGCCATGATGCCGCGGAGCACGCGCCTCGTGGTGTCGGGAAACGCCACCTCGACGGCCGCGACGCCGCGCTCCGCGTGCCCGTCGACGCCGTCCGGGGCGCTGCGCAGGATGCCCGCCGCGAGCCGCGCCACCTGCGCGTGCGTCGCCGAGGCCGTCACGAAGCGCTCCGACGGCGCGCCCGAGAACACGCGCCCGTGCTCCATCTGCGACGGGCGCGGGGCCCAAGCCGACCGGCGGCGCCACGTCGACACGGGCGACGGGTTGGCCTTCGAAGGGCGCTCGCGGGACTCGCTCCACGCCGCGCGAATCGCGTAGTCGTGCAGGATGTCCGCGGGGGCCATGACGTCGTCGCTGTCGGGCACCGGGTAGGCGGCCTTCACGGCGTCGCACCAGGCGCCCTCGCCGAGCAGCGACTCCGCGCCGCGCGTGAACACCTGCTCCAGCGCATCGGCCCCCCGCGGGAGGTCGCCCCGCTCGAGGCCCGCCGCGAGCGCTCGCAGCACCGGGGCGCGCCACCGCTCCGACCGTGC